TCTGGGTCTAGTAGCTCATTGTCGTAACTTGTAAAGTGCCATGCTGTATAGGACTCATCGTCCTCTAGCTCTGCGTACTTGTATAGGTCGTAAAAATGATTACGCCCCATAGGTGTACCAATAAACAATGCACCACCTTTCTGGTCAGCCAAGGCAGGTCTAAGGATTTGCTCAAATACCTCTGGCTTCATGTCGGCGTATTCGTCCATCACTAAGAACTTTAATGATACACCACGCATGGTCTCAGGCCTATCGGCACCTTTGAGGCTTATGGTTGCACCATTGACCAGTTTAATCTGTAGGTTGTTTATGTGACTAGAGGTTACAATAGGGTGCGCCAGCTCCAATAGTGTTTGCCACATGATGTCTCTGGCCTGTCCCTGTGTTGGAGCTACATAGAACACATGGCCTTTGTCTGCCTGTAGGGCATTTACAATCAACATCCAAGCAGCTAGTCTGGACTTACCTGTACGTCTACCAGCAGCTACAATCTTAAATCTAGTGTCATCTGCCCAGACTTGCTTTTGCCAATCCAGTAGTTGTATGTTTAGTTCAGTCATAGAAGTACTTGACTACATAAATAGCTTCGCTATCCCGCAGCCTTGCTGCTAACTCATCTAAATCTTCTTCCTCTGCACATTCATACTCCACATCTAACTCAGGGTCACCGTCCCAGTTTAGATCCTCTTGTTGTGCTAAGGTCTTCTTGTAGTCTTTGTTAGTGGTTACTAACATTTAACTATACGTCCACATTACAGGTGTATCAGTAGCCCTAATATCTACATGCACAAAGCCTCCGGCTACACCAATACCAGTAAAGCCTAACTTAATAGCATTCTTTACTATAGTGTACCTTTGTAGACCAGAGGATACAGCTATGTCCGCTGCTATACCTTGTGCATGTGTACCGGGTTGTTTCTTTCTTAATTCAATAGGATGGTCAGGGGATCTATAGCCACTTGTGATTACAAAAGGAAAACCACAGTGTTCTCTAAGTTCATCTAAACATAGAATTAGTTCATCCTCTATCTCATTCTCACCTGTCTCTTTACAAGTAAATTCTTCCCTAGTGAAGTACTTAAACATCTGTGTATTCTCCTTCAATAGGTTCATTTGGTGTAACATCAGTTTCCACAGACCCCGCACCTATACCAGAGATTGTAATGGATACTGCTGAGCGCCCTGTGGCACTATCCTTCTCAAAGTAGCTTAAGGGCAGCATACGGTCCATAACTAGCTTCCAAGCTGCTGCTTGATTCTTATGGTCATCATTAAGTGCTGCATCAAATATACTATCTAATACCCTACGAGACTTAGGGGAAGCTAACATTCTAGCTTTATACTCATTGATAATCGAAGCATCCCCTTTAGGTCTACCTACCTTACCTCTAGAGCCATTAGTCTTCTTAACTATCTCTCCTTTCCTAGGTCTACCTCGCTTTCTCTTAGGAGGATCATTTTGATTATCCATAATGTATTTACCTTAAGCTATCTAAGAATACCTATTTATTATAGCATACTTTTTCGTATTTGTCAAGTACTTTTTACTGTTATTTTCTTGACTTAGTCAAAGTTTTAAGTTTTCTTGTGTATACAAGAGGTTACCAAAGTTAGTAAACACTTACTTTTTTATTAATTTACTGTATTTTTCTAATTTCTACTTTTGAGTACTGGAGTGCCTACTACAATAATCATCAGTAGCCACAGGTGCCCCCCGTACCCTTGTCGTTAGCCCCATGCCACAACAGTTAGACTAAGGTTTTCCACAGAGTACAACAGTTAGACTAAGGCGCACCAAAGAACCTAACCGTTAGACTTAGGCGCAGTATACCCCAACAGTTAGACTTAGGTGCGCAATAGAGTACAACAGTTAGACTAAGGGGCCTATGGGTATACACCACGTAGGCTAACGGTTAGCTTGAGGGGACTTGAGAATGCTAAAGAGTGTGTCCTTCTATAGTACCCAATAAGGTAATACCATTGTCTAACTAGTGTCTAACTTGTGTTGTCTTTAGATCCTTGCGTTTGTGTTAGGTCACTGGCAAAGTGGTTGCAAGTCAGGGGTTGAAGCCTTCGGGATCAATACCTAGCTTGCCTTACGATCCTAGGGTCGTGATAAGGGGCAAGCCAAGATACGCCAACGCTTCTGACTCTTTGTATAGCCTTAAAGCTAAACGCAACACACCGGCCTAGGACGGAGCGTAAAGCGGCAAGATACTAGCAAAGACTTCTAAAGCCTAGCCGTAGGCTTGACTAGTAGACCGAGAAGGCTTCTTGTAGGCCGGTGTTAAGGTTTCAAAGCATTACGGCAAGGCTTACTGGTAGCCCTTAGCAACAGGGGTTAGCAGTAAGCTACAACAAAGGTTTAATATGTTTACTTATAAAGAGCTATCAAGGGTAGCGCAAAAGTATTACCCAAAGGAAAAAGGTTATTGTGCTGTTATTGCTGTATCAGTAGCGGCACAAGTTCCCTTCGGCAAGGCTCGGAGCTTGCTTCACAAGCAAGGCCGCAAGCAAGGCAAGGGAACTAGACCTGCATGGACTTACTCAGTCCTTAAAAACTTAGGCTACAAGCAAACGCCTTGGTTTCCTTACAAGCATGAGTGGCCCAAGACCTTAGCCACAGCAACTAGGGTACTACCAAAGCAAGGGACGTTTCTATTGCACACAAGGGGTCACATTAGTTGCGTGCGGGATGGTGTCCTTGAGGATTGGGCAGCGGATCGCAAAAGCCGCAAGCGCATACTTGAGATTGTGCAAGTAACAGCAATGGCAGAAGATTAGTGCCCCATAGATGCGCTTTGGTACACACCAGAGCGCATCGGTGGCAACACTAGCCAGACCAAAGACAACAACGGAGAAATTAACAATGACATTGGCTAACTACTACGACGCATGTGTCGCTACATACGACAACGAAGGCATCGTTACTGTCTGGCAGCTAAACAGCGCAGCAGGAATATATAAAGCAGAAAGTGTAGAAGAAGCGCAAAAGGCAGCCGACAAAATAAACCTGTCGCTAAAAGGCTCTAATCTTGCGGCTGTATTTTACAACATAATAGAAAGTTTGACAGTAGCTTAGTGCCCCATAGATGGCCCTTGTTGCAATCAGGGGCCATCAGTGGCAGCATTAGCAGCGTAGCTGCGCGGTAGCTCTGCTACCTTAGCCAAACACAACACAATAAAAGAAGGATAGACACATGCGAGACTTACCAACAGAAAACGAAATAAAAGAATCCATCACAGACTGCAACACTTGGTACCGACGGTTCTTCCGTTGCTGGATTGACGGGTCATACCTTGGCTTTGAACATTACCAAGACAACTGCTCCAAGGTGCGCCGTGACTACAGCAGCGACAAGGCATTGCGAGCGTTGGCTATCAATTCCTTTTGTGAGTTTGTAGCACACGAAGAAAATTGTTCGCCTAGGACAGTGCAGCGACACATGGTCAAAACAGTGTCACGGGATGACTTGGAAGCTCTGAACGTGGAGCTAATTGATGACCTGCGCGACCTAGTGCGCGACGATATGGGGCAAACAGCATGAGAACCGCAATCAACAAACTAGGCGACACATTCGCCACCATTGAAACAGTACATAGCGGCGCTGGGCCATTCTTCAACGTGCGCTTGGAGCGCGAAGGTTTGCCTTACATGAGGATTCAAATAGCCCATAGCGACATTGAGCCACGCACACGTAGACATGAAAACCAAGATGATCTAATTGAGAACCATCTTGCACAGTCTTTGGCACGCTTTGGCTTTACAAAAGAGGACCTTAAACAATGAAAACAGACCACACAAAGAGTAGACGAGAAGAACGCGAAGAACTAGCAAAACAGGAAGCAATCTATAGGGCACTAACCAATGGCAGCGTCATGCTGTCTGGGGTGTTGTTTGTGTGGCTTGTTTGGGCTATGCTACTCGGACTCACAAACTAAAACAGGAAGGTAGACAATGGATCTATTCAACACACTTGGCAGCGCCATCGGTAACGTAGACGCAGCCAGAGAACGTGCAGACGCTGCGGCCATAGAGGCGCAGGGTAAGCTATACGAACCTGAGCCAAGAGACTATGGGGTAACTGTGGAGCTAACGCTGTCTGCGGTTAATGAGAAAGAGGCTGCACTACTTGCACAATCTTTGTTAGAACGTGCCAATAGGCTATCAAAAATAATCTACGACATAGAGAGAGTAGTTGAGCTATGAAAAACAAACCCTGCAGCACTTGTGGTACACTTAAGCGCACAGACTTAATGGTAAAAAACAATGGGGCGCTACAATGCGCTTCGTGCTATACAGGAAAACAACTAACCCATAAGGAAAGAAAGCAATGATCTATAGACTACGCAAAGAAAAAACCCGCTATGGCCTCACCAGAGGCCGCTGCTACACTGGCCTGCATATTGGCTTGCGATCATGGTACATACCACATGACAGGAAGCTATCAGGTTTAAAGATTAATGATTGGCACGGGCTAACTGAGGTTACCAAATGAGCACCACATACTGGGAAGATGACATAACAGATGACCACGAGCCGGACCCTGAGCAAGATAGGCGAGACATGATTGTAAATACACTGGGCGAGTATAGGCTCAACGTAATGGCCGTTAGCGAGATGTTAGCCATGTGTAGTGCATACCTACATGATGACCTAGAAAGTCGCTCTACGGACGAATTAGAGGGCTTATACGCGCAATTAGTAGGTAATGAGTCACAGGAGGTACACTGACATGCGCTGCAAGGCATGTAATGCGCTTATGGAGGACACAGACAAGCAAGACTTGTGCCATCCTTGCAATGTGGAGTCTCTTAAGGCTAGATTCCCAGACCAAAGAGTGCAAGACAATGATGTCCAAGAATTGTACAACAAACTAAAAGAGGTGAGGAGGTTGACAGAGGGAAGATAATGCTATACTGGTACTCTAAAGAGAACAAAGGTAAACATATTGTTAATCATAATGATATGTCTTTAATTTTCTTTAGTAATTTAAGTAAACTTTAGAGGTAGATAACATGGCAGTAGTAAGTGGAAAAGCAGCGTTTGCTCACTTGGACAGCACAGAGGTGTATAACGGACAGGATACAGGGCGGTATACCCTAACTGTTACCTTGGACGATGAGAATGCACAAATGCTATCAGAGCAAGGTGTAAAGCTACGAGACTATGAAGGAAGCAAACAACGAAAGTTTGCTAGTAAGTTTAACGTCAAGGTGATTGACGCTAACGATCAACCCTTCGTCGGCAACATACCACGAGGGTCCGTGGTGCGTCTTAGCTACAAGACAGGCACTCCACACCCTGTACACGGTACACCAACCTACCTGAATGCTATCAGGGTGGTAGAGGTAGCCGAAGACAGCAGTGGGATAGATGCAGACCTATAAGCATCAAAAGGATGATCCCTTTGTAAGGCATGAGCCGTGCCCCAAGTGCGGATCTAGGGATGCACTGGCCCGCTATAGCAGCGGGTCGGCGCATTGCTTTGCAGCAGGGTGTAATCATCACGAATACTCAAATGGCAATGTAGTTACGCTACAGCCCCAACCAAGGAGGCCATTGGAAGACATGACAGCATCAGGGGTCATAGCAGCTATCCCCGACAGGAGACTTAGCCAAGAGACTTGTAGAAAGTACAATGTCATGGTGGAGTACAATGCTGCCGGTGAGATAGCAAAACACATATACCCATACTACAGCAATGACACTGACGAAATAAAAGCCACCAAGGTCCGTCATGTGAAGGCTAAAGACTTTCACGTTACAGGCGACATGGCAACCAATGTGGGCCTATTTGGTCAGCAGACTTGCAAGGGTAAGGGTAAGTACATAACCATCACAGAGGGCGAGGTAGACGCTCTGAGCGTGTCTGAGATGTTCGAGCGCAAGTGGGATGTAGTTTCCTTGCGCAATGGTGCATCATCAGCAGCTAAGGAGATAAAAGAGAACCTAGACTTTCTTGAAGGCTACGATAACGTGGTGGTCTGCTTTGACACTGACAAGGCAGGGCAACAGGCCGTAGACGACATAAAAGACTTGTTCTCACCAAGCAAGCTAAAGATAGTCAAGCTACCGTTGAAGGACGCTAACGAAATGTTAGTAGCCAATAAGGTTAGAGACTTTACTAGTGCATGGTGGAATGCCAAGGTCTATCAACCTGACGGTATCATTCAAGGTAGCGACACATGGGAAGCCTTGACAAACAAAATCAAGGTTAAGTCAGTACCGTACCCTTGGCAGGGATTGAATGTCTACACCAAAGGCTTTAGACCATATGAGCTAGTGACGATAACGTCAGGGTCAGGCATGGGCAAAAGTCAGATGGTGCGGGAGCTAGAGCACTACCTGTTGAATGCTACTGAGGACAACATTGGAATCCTAGCATTGGAGGAAGATGTAGCGAGGACAGCACTGGGAATCATGTCAGTACACGCTGACTGCCCACTACACCTTGAGGAAGACCTTGATACTGACATGGTGTTCCCTATCTGGGAGGAAACCCTTGGCACAGGCAGGTACTACTTGTTTGACCATTGGGGTAGCACCAGTGAGGACAACCTGTTAGCTAGGGTCAGGTACATGGCTAAGGCACTGGACTGCAAGTGGATCATCCTAGACCACCTGTCCATCGTAGTATCCGCACAGGACAACGCTGATGAGCGCAAGGCTATTGATGCCATCATGACCAAGCTACGGTCCTTGGTGCAGGAGCTAGGTGTAGGGCTGTTCCTTGTGTCACACCTAAAGCGTACCCAAGGCAAAGCACATGAGGACGGTGGGCAGATTAGCCTAAGTGAACTAAGAGGCTCACAGGCTATCGCTCAGCTATCCGACATGGTGATAGGCTTGGAACGTGACCAACAGGACGATAACCCTGAGAGGCGTAACACTACTACAGTGCGTGTACTCAAGAATCGTTACTCAGGCTTGACAGGGGCGTGTTGCTACCTAAAGTACGATAACTTTACTGGTAGAATGTCAGAGACTAGCAAGCCAAAGGAGGACGCAGTCAATGAGCTATAAGCCCATGTTCCTTGACATAGAGACCAATGGCCTTGACCCTGATACCATATGGGTAGCAGTGACTATGCAGGCTGGTGAGATACAGGAGCACTATGACCGTGACAGCCTCTCTCAGGCTCTCTTAGGAGGAGACTTCCCAGTAGTAGGGCATAACCTGATAGGCTTTGACCTACCAGTGCTGGACAAGCTATGGGGCATCACAGTGGACAAGCGTAGAGTCAGGGACACCTTGGTGTTATCAAGGCTTGCTAACCCACAGCGTGAAGGAGGCCACAGATTAGCTAACTGGGGTGGCAAAGGCGACCATGATGATTGGTCCTGCCTGTCAAGAGAAATGGTGGACTACTGTGCCCAAGATGTCCGTGTGACAGCGAAGGCATACAACAAGCTAAAGATAGAGCTACGTAAGTTTAAGCAAGAGTCTATTGACCTTGAGCATGAAGTACAGTGGATTATGCAGCAGCAAATACGCAATGGATGGCTACTGGACCTGAGACATGCTATGGACTTACTGGCTACTTTGAAGGAGCGCAAGCTAGTAGTAGAGGACGAAGTACATAAGGTATTCAAACCTAAGTGGGTGCACGTTAAACAGGTAGTGCCAAGGACCAAGAAGGACGGCAGCCTGTCTAAGGTAGGACTCACTGACGATGAGTACCAGAGGGTACAGCAGTCAGGGGATAGGTCACCCTTTATGCGTAGAGCCTTGAAGCCATTTAACCTTGGGTCTAGGCAGCAGATAGGCGAGTACCTAAAAGACTTTGGATGGGAGCCTTGCAAGCTAACACCCACAGGCCAGCCAATGGTAGATGAAGCAGTACTGTCTACCGTCAAGGACATACCACAGGCAGCGTTGATAGCTGAGTACCTGATGCTACAGAAACGTGTAGCACAAGTGCAGTCATGGGTAGATGAAGCTGACCCAGACACAGACAGAGTACATGGTTATGTCAACACCAATGGTGCTGTCACTGGCAGGATGACGCACTCTAAACCTAACTTAGCTCAAGTACCAGCAGGCTACTCACCGTATGGCAAAGAATGCCGACAGTGTTGGGTTGCTAGGGACGGCTATAAACTTGTAGGGTTTGACGCTAGTGGCTTAGAGCTACGTATGTTGGCCCACTATATGAACGATGAGGACTATACTAATGAAGTCATTAACGGAGACATCCACACTGCTAACCAGCACCTTGCGGGGCTTGAATCAAGAGATTCAGCAAAGACTTTCATCTACGCACTCCTGTACGGCGCTGGAGATGAAAAACTTGGTACGGTGGCAGGAGGAGGCGCAAGTGCTGGTAAACGTCTTAGAAAACGATTTATGCATAATCTCCCAGCATACGCGACTCTTAAAACAGGAACTACAACAGAAGCAGCCCAAGGTTACATCTGTGGCTTAGACGGCAGGAAACTACACATTAGGTCAGAACACGCAGCCTTAAATACTTTACTCCAAAGTGCGGGTGCAATTGTAATGAAAAAAGCCTTGTGCTTGTTACAAGAGTATGCTATACTATGGGGGTTAGATTATTACTTTGTAGGAAATATCCATGATGAAGTACAAGCAGAAGTTAGAGAAGACCAAGCAGACAAGTACGGGAGACTCGCAGTCTCCTGCTTGGAAGCAGCAGGAATTGAACTTGGACTCAACTGTAAGCTCACAGGAGAGTACAAAGTTGGAAGTAGTTGGGCAGAGACTCACTAAATGTTGCAAAGAGTGCTCAGTAAAGTTAATAGACGGAGAAAACTGGTATACATCTTTAGCTAAAAAACACACCTATGTCTGTACCCCTTGCTATATAGAAAAGCAGATAGAAAGAAATAAAAAAGTAATGTACGTTAACGGCAAACGTATATCCATTAAACACCCCTTACACAAACCCGGGCGCTACAAGTCCTTTGGTGACGCAGCCTTTGAGTCCTTAAATAACTATAAGACTGCAAAGCAAGGACAGGTGTACATCCTGTACAGCCCTGCTTACCCTAGCTGGGTTAAGATAGGAATGGCTGTGGACGCAGAGGACAGGTTAAAGCAGTTTCAGACAGGTAGCCCATACAGGGACTACATCTTGATAAAGGCTTATGACACTGACGATAGGCGTAAAGCAGAGAGTGAGGTACATGAGTTACTAAGGAAAACACACGGTAACAAGAATGAATGGTTTGTAATAGCTGCTCCAGTAGCTAAAGAAATACTAGATGGATACTTCAATGAAGACAACTAACACACTAATAGATGACATATACGATCTTGTTAAGTTTAAGTCACCTGACAGGTCAGTGGACGCTGAGAAGATTATAGATGACTTTGGTGAAGCATGTAAAGACCTTATGCGTAAGGAGTTTACCAACCGTGGTAGCTTTGATGCACGTAAGCTACGCATGTCCAACATTGGTAAGACCGATAGATTCCTGTGGAACCACTACAACAATGTAGGGCCAAAGGAGAAGATGCAGCCACATACGCTTGTTAAGTTTATGTACGGGCATCTGATTGAGGAAATGTTGCTACTGTTTGTACGCCTAGCTGGGCACACAGTAACACATGAGCAAGCACAGGCAACAGTGGAAGGTATCTCAGGTAGCATGGACTGTAAAATTGATGGTGTAGTGACTGACGTTAAGTCTGCCAGTACCTATGGCTTCAAGAAGTTCAAAGATGCTACACTTGCATTTGATGACCCATTTGGGTACATAGATCAAATCAAAGGATACGCTAAGTCTGAGGGTGAGACAAAGGTAGGCTGGCTGGCTATGGACAAAGCCAACGGCCACCTAACTTACCTAAAGTATGACCTAGAGGACACCCAAGCGCCTGTCTACGAGGTTCTAAGTAAAGACATTACAGAGCGTATCATACACGTAAAGGAGATGGTACAGAAAAAGGAGCCACCAGAGCTATGTCACAAGACAGTGCCAGACGGCAAGTCTGGTAACATGAAGCTGGCTATGGGCTGCTCTTACTGTCACTTTAAACATGCTTGTTACCCAGACCTACGTACCTTCCTA